TCATGCCGGTTAGCCTGTCCATCTCAGCCTCCAAGATGCACAGGTCGTCATCGTTCCCCGTTTCGCGGGCCAGATCGAGCAGTTCCGTCAGAACCTGTTCGCGTTCCATGTCATTCTCCATTGATTTCGATGTTAATTTCAGTTCATTTAGACCAAATTCACCCTATCTCACCCTATTTCACGGGGTGCCAGACCTTCACTCCGGCCTTGGTGGGGCCGAAGCCCCCGGTGTTAGTAGCCCTCGTCTGCAATGTACCGCCGGCGCGGCCAATCACGTTCAGAAGGCGCGGGCCGGGCGTCATGCCAAGTTTCATCGGGATATTCACGTCGCGCCGCGACCAACGCCCCCAGAGATGTGTAAGCATCGACCCTTGCGCTCACCTCATATCCGTCCCAATCGATGCCCGTCACGTAAAACTCAGTCATCTGTATTCCCTCCTGTTGGTCCTACCACTTAAGGCCCGCCCTCGGTGTGAGGAGCGGGCCGGTGGGGTGTTAGCGAGCCATCCACTCGTCGAAGGTGGGGAGCGGTGCGCCGCCGTTGGTGATGTCCCCGCCGTTGCCGTCGTCGGCGAAGGCGAGGAAAATCTCGAACTCCTGCTCGTGGGTGCCGCGCAACTTGGTCTGAAAAAAGTCGTCGGGCGTCATGTCGGTCATGTTTCTCTCCATCGGGCTTCATTATTTAAGCGTGCTCAGGCTATGCGTTTGTAGACGCGTGGTAGCTAGTGGTCTTCTCTAACAAAAAGACGGGTCCCCCCAACCTCATCACCTGAGGGGCTGATCGAAGAGACATTGGGAGGCGGTATATTCACCGTTTGCGTTCTCGCCCCAGTCCTGTTTCGGACATTCCCTCGGGCGATGCTCCTGCTCTTCTTTGTAGTCGGCGGGTCAATGGTATGACCGCCCGCCGTTGCAGAGACGTATGGCACCAGCGCCAAGGGCTGGGGCAAGACCTTCTTCGATGGCAATCTTGTGAGACAACACAAACCGCCAGGAAAGTCGGCTCACACAGTCCCACGTGTACAGTAGTAGGGAAGAAGGTCTTGAGCCAGACCGAGCTGGTGCCAAGCGAGCGCAGCGAGCGCTAGTCGGAGCAGGCGGGTGGTCATGCCATTGACCCTGTTGACGGAGAGCTGGGGCGTTGTCTGGGGGTGGCTGGGGCAGGGCTGGGGCGAGATCCATCGAGTGACTCCGCAGCCCGATGTTTCTTCGATCAGCCCCTCAGGTGAGTGGCGGCGAAGCCGACACACTGAGCCCCATGGGGGCGACATCAGTCTAGAGCCTGACAAGGCGATATGAGCCTTTTGAGGGGTTATTGCCAAAAGCTGTCAAGTGAATAGCGACGCTGCTCTCGGATAACCTCTTTCACCAAGGCATTGATGTAAAAGGGAGATCAGCCACGCTCCCACAGGCACCGTAAATGTGATGTCGATGACGCTTGCAACAGAGCGTCTTTTGGACGACCCTCCGGGGAGGGGGAAGCGAACAAAGTGAGCGAAGAGGGGGAGGGGTCAGGATGTCAGATATAGCAAAACTATCAAGGATGAGCGCTGCTGAAGCAGGGGCTGAACTGACCCCGTTACAGAGGCGTGTTGTTGATATACTCGTAGCAGAAGGTGGCACCATCGGTGATGCAGGCGTCAAGGCCGGCTACGCACCCAACAATCCAGAGGCAGCAAGAGTGTCAGCCTCAAACGCCCTGCGGCTTCCACACGTACAGATGTACATGTTCAAGCGTGTCGCTGAGGACATTGGTATACACGGATTTGTTGGTCTCAACGTCCTCCGTACATTGGCCCAAAGTGCAAAGAGTGAGTTCGTAAGACTGGAAGCAAGCAAGGATCTGCTTGATCGCGGTGGCTTCAAGGCACCTGAGAGGCAGCAACAGAGTGGATCACTCGATGTGAAGATCAACATTGATCTAACACAGGGTGATACGTCTGATTGACGTGACGTACTGAGCCCGTAAGGGCTGCAGGCTCACAGTCAGGTGAGAAGAAGACGGGGGGTAGTCCCTCGTAGAGGGCAGGGGGGGGTCAAAACCCCCCTAAACCCCTGGACCCCCACCTCGACACACGCGATAGACCTGAAAAAAGCTTTGATATTTTTTTTTCCCGTATAATAAGGTTTCACATTCTAACGAAGGTGCTGTTGATGATTGAGGACGAGTTTGAGTTGCCCTACCTGACGCCTGAAGCCTTTCGCCCTCGTCTGGGTGGACTGGATGAGAGGCCGCGGTATCTTCGTACCGCTAGTGCGGCGAAGTATCTCAACATGGGTGTAAGCACTCTTGAGAAGATGCGGATGAATAGTGATGGCCCTCCATTTTTTCGGATCACGGGACGCGCTGTTGGCTATCGGGTAGAGGATCTCGATGCCTGGGCTGCTGGACGCATCTGTCATTCGACCAAGGAGCATTTGGCATGAGTAAGGACGAGAAGCACTCTGTCGCTGTTGCTGACCTGATTGCAGACATCAAGCAGCATGGTGGCCGCAGTTCGGATATTGAGTATCTGCGTGAGGAGCTTGCTGCACTGGTGGCTCAGACCATCATGTTGCTGTACGTCGAGAATCCGAAGGAGCAGCAGCGGGTGTTTGCGTCGCTGGTGCAGCGCTACCCATCTACCCTGAAGCGTGTTGAAAGGATGCTCTGATGGCACCATCGCCGCTTTACCACGAGAACTTGTGCGGCGCTCTTCTCGAGGATGCGAAGGTGCACGCACCTGTTTGCGGCTCCTGCCGTCAAAAGGTTCGGGACATCACTGCGTGGGTTGACCCCATGAATATGTCCTACAGGTTATATTTTTCCTGCTGCAATGGGCAGATGGAGACCGGGATTGACTGGTCTGTTGCTGAGGTGCTGCGTGGCAGAGATCTTGCCAGCCTTATTCCCGCTGTTCTGAACGTACCTGACGGGGAGCCGCCCTGGCTAAAGGAAGAAAGGGACAGGATTGCCCTGTACCGCAAAGAAGATCGCAAGAAAGACCTCGATTCGCTCTGGGAAACCATGTGACGAACAAAATCATCATGGCTTTTGGTGACTCTGAGGTGCTTTCAGAGGCCCTGGAAATGATTTCCCGGCGTGATGGCAAGGCTCTTGCCGTGGTTGCACCTGCGCCGAACGCCAAATTGGGCCAAACCGTTGAAATGACAGCAAAATTTCTGCTTGATAGCCTTCGCGTGCAGCGTGATACGCAGATCGAGGCGGCAAAACGTGCCCGTAAAAAGAAGAAAGAGGCATAATGTGCGGCGAAAGCTGCTGATTTGACGGGTACGACAGAAAAACTCATCACAGGGACTTATCTTCATGCCATCTCTTTCTAATCCTCTCGCCCTGGCTATTGGCTCTAGAGCAGCGACCGGGCTTGTTATTGCCGAGGCATCTTCAGTGTTTATTGAATCGGGCACTTTCCAGGTTGAGGTTGGCGGCGGAGCCACTGCTACATGGAAGATTGTCCGCACGACGGATGATCCTGCCAGCTCTCCAACATGGCATAACGCCGAAGATCAGAATGCCACGGTTACAAATACTGTTGGCCGCTCTATTGTCTGCCAGGAAGCCGCAGGTGCTTACTACAACATCGAAATTACGGCATACACCTCTGGCACCCTTACTGCCCGCATTGAGCAGGGCAAAGGCGCAGTTTCTTAAAAGGGGGCTGTGCAAATGAATGCGGATTTTTTAGCATCCCTTTCTTGGGACAGCCTCCAAAAGCTTCGCCGTATTGTAAAGCAAGTTCAGATGAGGCATTTCCCTCAGCACATGGCAACGGACTATGAAGCCGACAGAATCATCGAGGCTCTTGGCCCTGAAGTTATGCAGCAAGAAATCATTGAAGCTGCTAAAGATCCTAACGTAACTATCAATTAAAAGGACGGGCTATGGCAAAAGACCCAAGATTGGAAAGGGCCGGAGTTAGCGGGTTCAATAAACCCAAAAGAACCCCAGGCCACGCAACGAAATCACACGTCGTGGTCGCCAAGGAAGGCGATAAAATTAAAACAATCCGATTTGGAGAGCAGGGTGCATCCACGGCAGGCAAGCCAAAAGCTGGAGAGTCTGCCAAAATGACTGCCAAACGAAAATCTTTTAAAGCCAGGCATGCGAAAAACATTGCAAAAGGCAAGATGAGCGCGGCTTACTGGGCTGACAAAGTTAAATGGTAACCGTTTAGAAAGGAAAAGCCCTATGGCCTATAAAAAAATTCAGAAATCAGGCGGCTCAAAGTCAGTAGCCCCCAAGAAGCCTTCGGCAGCAAAAATGCCGAAAAAAATGCCTGGCAAAAAGAGTCGATAGCAGCATAAAAACAGACCGATGAGTCTGGAGATCAATTATAAGCCGGACGGCAAGACTCTTTGCGACTTCATGCGAAGCGACAAATTCTTTCGTGGCATTCGCGGCCCCGTTGGCTCAGGCAAATCTGTCTGCTCTGCAATAGAGTTGTTTCGCAGGGCCACCCAGCAAGAGCCTGGGCCTGATGGCATTCGCCGCTCACGC